ACTATATATTCTTTCTCTTCACTCATTAAACCTCCAGTTTAATTACAGTTAATGTAACTTGAACGGCGCTTACACTACTAGATTTATTCACAACTTTCATATAAATTGTACCGCTATCACTTGTAGATTCATTATAACCTACTGCGGCAGGAGTTATTAATTGCGTGGAGGCGGCCGCCGTAATTACCTCCACAACTACACCAGTACCAGGCTCTGGGTCTGTATTAATACTTCTTGAGGCATCTGAAGTTCTTGCAGAACTTGAAGTATAAACTGTTACCCAAGCGGCTCTATCAGTTTCAAGTTTAAGCAATGCATAGGAATTATATCCAGTCACTTCAATATCATCAGCAGCATCGACTGCAATAGAACTTGTTGTAGCAGATGGTGATACTCTAACTTGTAATGAGTTTCCATCAACCCCTGATGAGCCTGCACTACCTGCTGACCCTCCACCAGCAGCACCTGATAAATTTATAGCCCAAGAATTGTATGTAGTGCCACCACCAGACGCAGCCGTAACATTTATTTCTATATCACCAGTACCTGCATTATAAGAGGAAACGGAACCTTCCATATGCTGGGCATTACCAACTGCCACAATTTTAACACTTTGTAATTGAGAATACGCAAGATTCCCCGCAACAACCAAAGTCGCAGTAAATGGTAATGTAGCAGGAATAGTTACTGAAGTAGAAGAAGTTGTATAATATAGGTCTCCTGATGCTCCTGAACTACCTGCGGACCCTGCACTACCTGCGGACCCTGCACTACCTGCGGACCCTGCACTACCTGCTGACCCTGTAAGACCTGATGAACCTCCACCCATCCCAGGTTCTGTTAAATTTACATGCCAATCGGTGTATGTAATGCCACCACCCGCGCCCAAGTACGAATCAATATCGACATTCAAAACTCCAGTATTCGAATTATAAGAGTTAACTTCGCCATCCATCCAATGCATACTGCTAGGATTTATAACTCTAATAGTTTGTGATGGAGAATACGCCAGCAAAGTACTAACCTGAATAAGCATTGGGTTGTTCGTGGTGCTGATAGTCAGTGAGGAAGCAGAGGTTGTATGATACCTGTCTCCTGTTGACCCTGATGACCCTGATGACCCATGAGTGCCTAAAAAAGTTCCATCAACACCTGATGACCCTGCACTACCTGATGAACCATCAATACCTGCTGAACCTGCACTACCTGCACTACCCGATGAACCTGTAAGACCTGCTGACCCTGCACTACCTGCTGACCCCGCACTACCTGCTGACCCTGCACTACCTGATGAACCTGCACTACCTGATGAACCATCAAGTCCTGATGACCCTGCACTACCTGCTGAACCTGCACTACCTGATGAACCATCAAGTCCTGCTGACCCTGATGACCCTGATGACCCTGAACTACCTGATGAACCATCAAGTCCTGCTGACCCTGCACTGCCTGATGAACCATCAATACCTGATGACCCTGCACTACCTGCTGACCCTGCACTACCTGCTGACCCCGCACTACCTGATGAACCTGCACTACCTGATGAACCATCAAGTCCTGATGACCCTGCACTACCTGCTGACCCTGCACTACCTGATGACCCTGCACTGCCTGATGAACCATCAAGTCCTGCTGAGCCTGATGAGCCTGATTGTAATACCTCTATTGTTATACTAGAAAGATTCCCTAGTCCAGCATGATTTACACAATAATAATATAAAATACCTGGAGCATTTTGTGGTACTTTAAACAACGCATATGCACCAGCATTTCCTGCCGTTCCAATGTATGTAAACGAACCAGAATTATATTGTGATCCACTACCATGTATACCATCCATAGTAGTAGATAAATTTAATGGATGACCCGCATTAGACGAATCCGACTGGTCAAATTTATATGAAAAACCTTTATATAATGTTAAATTTGGAGTTACAACAGTATCAAAATAATATCGATTCTGTGTTCCATCATTAGCTACTTCGATATTCCAACTATTTAATATTGGGTCTTCTCCTGATGAACCTGAACTACCTGCTGAACCTGCACTACCTGCACTACCTGCTGACCCTGATGACCCTGATGACCCTGATGACCCAGTAAATACCCCATCAACACCTGATGACCCTGCACTACCTGATGACCCTGCACTACCTGATGACCCTGAACTACCTGATGAACCATCAAGTCCTGATGACCCTGCACTACCTGCTGAACCTGCACTACCTGCTGAACCTGCACTACCTGCTGACCCTGATGACCCAGTAAATACCCCATCAACACCTGATGACCCTGCACTACCTGATGACCCTGCACTACCTGATGACCCTGCACTACCTGCTGACCCCGCACTACCTGATGAACCTGCACTACCTGATGAACCATCAAGTCCTGCTGACCCTGATGACCCTGATGACCCTGATGACCCTGAACTACCTGATGAACCATCAAGTCCTGCTGACCCTGCACTGCCTGCTGACCCTGCACTGCCTGCTGACCCTGCACTGCCTGATGACCCCGCACTACCTGCTGACCCCGCACTACCTGATGAACCTGCACTACCTGATGAACCATCAAGTCCTGATGACCCTGCACTACCTGCTGACCCTGATGACCCAGTAAATACCCCATCAACACCTGATGACCCTGCACTACCTGATGACCCTGCACTACCTGATGAACCATCAAGTCCTGATGACCCTGCACTACCTGCACTACCCGATGAACCTGTAAGACCTGATGACCCTGCACTACCTGCTGACCCTGCACTACCTGCTGACCCCGCACTACCTGATGAACCTGCACTACCTGATGAACCATCAAGTCCTGATGACCCTGCACTACCTGCTGAACCTGCACTACCTGCTGACCCTGATGACCCTGATGAACCAGTAAATACCCCATCAACACCAGATGAACCTGCACTACCTGATGAACCATCAAGTCCTGATGACCCTGCACTACCTGCTGACCCTGCACTGCCTGATGACCCTGCACTACCTGCTGACCCTGATGACCCAGTAAATACCCCATCAACACCTGATGACCCTGCACTACCTGATGACCCTGCACTACCTAATGAACCATCAAGTCCTGATGACCCTGCACTACCTGCTGAACCTGCACTACCTGCACTACCCGATGAACCTGTAAGACCTGATGACCCTGCACTACCTGCTGACCCTGCACTACCTGCTGACCCTGCACTACCTGCTGACCCCGCACTACCTGCTGACCCTACACTACCTGATGACCCATGAGAACCTAAAAAATTTCCATCAACACCTGATGTTCCTGCCGAACCTGCACTACCTGATGACCCATAACTTAACCCAGAAGACCCCGATGACCCTGCACTACCGGTTTCTCCTCCTCCTCCACCACCTCCACCTCCTCCTTCATCGCCCCAACCTGTTGTCTGTGATTTTGAATTCTTTAATCTCGAAATTTCTAATTTTATTCTTTGTAATTCTGTTTCTATTTCTCTTCCTCTTTTATCAGCTTGGTCCTGTTGTCTAAATCGTTGTTGTTCCGTTTCAAGTAAAAACTTATGCCCTGTATCATCCTTAATCACTTGCTCTACTTCGCCAATATCTTTCTGCAATATATCTTTTTTAGATTTAAGTCTTTCTAATTGAGCCTCTAATTTTTGTATATTTTCAGAATTTTTTGCATCTACTTGAAGAGCAGGAGCAGTTCCTTCTTTTCTTGATATGGAAACCTTACGTAAGATCTCTTCTATTTGGTGGAAAGATTGGTGGTCTTTTAGACGTAAGTAATATGAATAATCATATTCATCTAAAAGATGTAAACCTCCGTTAAGGAGTGAATTTTTTATTTTTAGGTACTGTATTTCTTTAGACATTACCTAATATTTATTTAATATAAAGTTTAGTTATATACATTTTTTTTATATTATACTCATGAATAAACCTCATTTAACTGTCGATTCACACGGACAAATGTAGTACATTTCGGCAAATCTTTCAGTGTTTTTGCGCCTGCATACGTACAAGCACTTCTCAGACCGCCTAGAATCTCTTCTACTGTATCTTTTACCTGACCTTTGTAATCTACATACACTGCTTTACCTTCTGATGCTCTATGAGTTTTCTTCTCACCATAATATTTAATCTGTGCTTCATCTGAAGACATACCATAAAATTCCATCATAGAACCTCCACTGTTTTCTATTCGTTTTCCTTCACATTCATCATGTCCCGATAACATACCACCAAGCATTACAAAATCGGCACCGGCACCATAACTCTTTGCTATATCTCCCACCATGGTGCAACCTCCGTCTGTGATGATATGTCCTCCAAGCCCATGTGCCGCATCTGCACATTCCATTGTAGCACTCAATTGTGGATATCCAACGCCTGTCATTTTACGAGTTGTACATACTGAACCAGGGCCGATTCCAATTTTTACAATATCCGCTCCTGCTAGTATTATCTGTTCTGTTGTTTCTGGTGTACATACATTCCCCGCTATTATTATAGAGTCTTTTGTTGCCTCATGTTTTCTAAGAGTCTCAACAAACCTCATAAACCTTTCAGTATAACCATTTGCTACATCAAGACAAATCCATTTTAAATCATATTCTATCTCATCAAGATTTGTATCCAATCCTATAGTTTTAATTGCATTTAGTTGTGGTTCATAATGTAAAAATTTACAAATCGCAGTTAACATATCATATCTATATAGCGACTTATTCATCGGATATGTACCAGTGTGGTCCATATTAGCAGCAATAATAGGTACACCATTCCAACTATGATTGGAATATTTAAATTTAAATTTTCGTGTTAATAC